AGAACCCTGATTGCCGGAGACTTCAAAGGTTATGACGGCTGTTTGTCTAGAGCTATACAATTGGAGTTTCTCGAATTGGTTGAAGCCTACTATGACAAGGGCCCCACGAAATTTTGGCAGGATGATGAGGGGTTTTCAATTGATGTGCTGAATCAGAGACTGGTAAGGAGAGTCCTATTTGAAGATATAATGAATTCAAAGCACATTGTTGATAAGACAGTGTATGAGTGGACCTCCTCAATGCCGAGCGGTAACCCTTTGACTACAGTTTTGAACACCTTTTGTAACAATGTTATCTTGAGGTATGCGTGTATGTTATGTTATTCTAAGTCTCTAGGCTCCAAACACCCTTATCCAGTTCTATCTATAGAACAACAGAGGGATTTTATGGAGAAGTTTGAGAAAAATGTAAGGGTGATTGCCTATGGTGATGATAATGTTTTGTCCATAGGGGTTGAGTTACAAGATGTTATAGATCAAAAGAAGTTAAGTGAGGCACTTGAATGTATGGGTTTTACTTACGTTGACGAATCTAAAGAAGGTAAAGACTACACCTTTAGGACGTTAGATGAGATTACCTTTTTGAAGAGAAGTTTTGTAAAGGAACCCAATGAAGATCTGTATGTTGCGCCACTTGAATTAGCAACGGTGAATGAGATAGTACGATGGACTAAGAAGAAAGATAAGAACAATGAGATACTTCGTGACAATATAGACACAGCTTTGAGAGAATTGTCCTTACACAAAGAGAGTGATTGGGACAAGTATGGAAGGCGAATCTTAACTGCCGCGAGGGACCAAATTGCTTATGTTCCTTCTGTAACTGATTATGGGATCCTCAGAGCGTTAACGCGTTCGTCTGAGGTTCTCTTAATCTAAAGACATTATACACTAGGTGTTTGGCGAGCACCTGAGTACAAGTGGAGTGTGATCTTCTGCGACCTCATTAAAATCCGGGGTATTTAGGGTCAAAGATGCTGCTCCACAGCCAAGCTGTTTCCTATTTAGGATTACCCCCCAGGCACAGTGTTTGGAGATAGCCACTCAATGTCAGGGGAACCCGGTATACCATGGAGGCTTGAGTTGACCCCATGGCGAATAAATGACTCGCTAACCAACAACAAACAAACAATACTGACCCAAGTTCTGCCGTCGAGGACATGGGTATAACACAGTTTATCGATGATGATAAAGAGGCATGGGCATCCCCGGACTATGTTCCGCGCTTGCCCCGGATAAGATTAAAACAGGCTCTAATGCCAAAACAGGACGTCATAGATTTCCTGTCTAGGCCTATAGAGATAGCCACTGGAACTTATGGAATTACTACACCACAAAACAGTGTCATGTTCGCTGACGATATTACCACAAGCCTGAGTTCTGCCCTTTGGAAGGACAAGTGGCGCGGGAATTTGTTGATGCGTGGCACTGCTGTCTTTAAGTTTATGATCAATGCTATGCCTTTCCAAGCGGGGCTAATTATGTTGAAGGCCCTACCCGGTGACCAATCCCCTCATATGTTAACTATGAGGACGAAAACCGCAATTCAAATATCCCAGTTGCCAGGAGTAATGATGACTTTAAGACAGACC